GCCCCCTGAGCCCACTTCCGTGGTCAGACCACCCATTTCTGAGTGTCGCTCGGATGAAATAGCTTCTTACGTGCCTGTAAAACAAATACTCCAATCGTTACCAATTGGTGTCAATTCCACTGAACAAAGTACTTCCAACTACGAAAAGTCGGTCGAGCTTCGCCCTTTGATTTTTTGGCGTGGAATTGGCGTTTCTTGGCTCTACAGGAAGAACACGTTTCCGCTTTCTCTCATCTCCGCGGTCCCTTGGCACTCTAGTTGGAGGCTCCATGCTTCCCGTTTTCGGGGAGGCACTTGGAGCAACTGCACTCAGGAGTTCGGAAACTCCCGAGATAAGAACCAACCATAGGAACTTTAATCTGGGATGAATTGGAACCTCGATCTAACGAGCTTTTCTCGGTCCCTCGAAATGTAGCATTCTGAGAGGGCGTCTTTACGCCACCTTTCACAGTCTTGGACTCCGGGAAGGAGCTGGTCCTCATACGCACGAGAGTATCAGGTGCGTAGTACCCAATGAAAGGATCAAAGATTGGAGCAACAGTGAACGAAATGCCAAAATAGATGGGTGCGGGGGGTGAATCATAGGTAGAGAAACCTGCATTCAACACTTTGAGACTATCCCCGGCAGCCTGGTTCACATACCAGTACTGGACTACAATGGTCTGAAATGGAGCCAAAGCAGCACCAACGCCTCCTGCACCGTCGTGGAAGGAAGGGTTGTTCTCACCCGATGTGGCACATGTGAAGGGGGATCCCCAGAGAGCAAAATCGTTCCAGTACCGACCGTCAACATCCTGTTGAAGTGTTATCACCATGACTCCCTCAAACGCCTCATTGAAGAGGAGAGTGGCAGAGTCTAACACGACAATGTTCAATTGACCATAGTTGATATCCGGAGGATTCTGAAAGGGGGTCCCGTTGGCAGGATTTGGAAACCTGAAGGACTTCACAGAGTTATTGGCCAGAACCTCGAGAGGCAGCCTCTGTGGATAGAGGAGCTCGATCTCATAATGAACCCAAAGCTCACCGATGTAGGAGACATCGGTCGAGACGGCATCAGTAGCCCAGATCAAGTACAGTGGATCGTAAAGAAGACTATCGGTGGGGGTGACCCCAGTCCTGATATAGTAATCCTTGTAGTTCATCACTGCACTTGATGGCAAAGTCATGGAGAAATCTTCCCAAATTGCACCGCGAGTGGCGTAGGCATACTCCAGCAGTTCCTGCTTTCCAGAAGGAAGTGGAGCATCTACGTTGAACTCGGGCGCAAACATGACCATCCCTGGTACCAGGGTAGACTGAGCCGTTTTGTACTCGAATGTGAGCTTCTTGACCCGAAACTTCTCCCAACCGGCTGCGATAGTAGACAGCCATGGGAACATCGTCCCGTATCCTGGATTCAAAATAATCTTGTTCGCTTGAAAGGTGCTAGAAGGCGAAAGATTCGTGACAAATTCTGACTTGGCGATCGTTGTCGATCCCATGTTCGTTCCTGAGATTCTCCCTTTGGGGGCAGAATATGCTTTCTTTTGCGCAAGGTTAACGCCCTGCTTGGGTTTGCCCTGTTTCTTGGGCTTGTTGATTTTGACAGCCTTTTTCATTGCTGGTGTGTAGGGATTTCTGTGGTTATTTATTGACCTTGATTTCCCGGACTGTAAGTCTGCAACCAGATTCCATCCGTTCCATCCGGTAGTCCCACTCTGTAACCTGTGGAGACCACTCTAAGATCTGGGCGGGGCCCGTCCCGTCAGACACCGGAGGCAGAGTAGGCGCAACTCTGTCCGACCCCCCCATGTGCACAATCCCATCCCACACCCTCCTCCTCACGCCCTTAATTAGTACATCCTCAGTCTTTGCATGTTGGGGCAATCGGCCACGCTCGAGCAGCCGACCCCCGTCCCGGATCCATCGGTTTGATACACTAGCGAAACACTTGAAATAGGCAGGCCTGAGCCTTACCCTTCCGTTTCGATCCTTATACCGTAACCGCGACATGCAAGAGATCCAGTCACTTCCTTTCAGGTCACGAGTTTCCCTGTCTGTTAGATAGGTTTCCAAGAAATGCTCGTTTCCGCCGACCTGAGTGATCCCCACGCCTCGTGGTTTATGACACGAGAGGTCAATCTTCATCACGCCCTTCTCCTTCTTTTTTGAAAAAGGGAGCCAATCATACCTCGGTTGGATAGCCGGTTTCTCGCACAGAACGTTATTCCATGCAATTGCCAACTGTCTCGCCGTGATACTCTTCGGCTCGGACTTGACTCCAAGACCCCCCATCCACGTGGGAAGACACAAATTCACTAAGCCACCACCTGTCACCTCTTCAATCCGTCTCCGATTGTAGAAGATGATTTTGTTCAGGAGTTCCGGTTTGTCCTTGATGGCAAAGTTGATGCATTGATCCACAGGTTTATCCCTAGGGAGTTCATAAACGATATGCATCGGAAGTGCTTTGATCTTAACACAGTTTGCCCCCACTCTCTTGAAGTTCGTAGAGTTGATCTGCGCAACGTGCTTACTGACGTGGGTCTTCCCAATCGAGGGGACAAGGTCGAATTCGCGTGCCAACGCAAACCAACGCTCTATCACCCTCAGAGGGGAACAGGCCAGAAAGTCGTCACCATTAGAGAGGCAAGGTGCTCTTTGAGAATATGTCCGTCTGCTGGTTGAGATACAGTCCTCGGAAACCACAGTAACCAGACGCCTCTGATTTTCATTCGCTTTCTCCCATAACGCCATATTGATGATGTTCAGCACAGGGAAGGACTTAATGTCGCCCATCATCTGACCACTTCGCTGTTGAACGACAGTATCAGAATGTGTTGAAGTCACCTCACGGCCTTTCCAAAGGCCGTCTCTGGCAGTTAAGACATCCGTAAGTGGGAGTTCGCTTTTTTCGATCATGGCTCTGAAGGCAA